GATATTACTCTACAATGTTTCTTCGTTCTAATTTTTCTGAAACTGATGTTGACCGAAAGCCTAGTGTACTGACTTTGTTTCTATCATAATTTAAAATTTCAGCAACGATTTCACTGAGTTGGATTTTATTTAATCCTTTAAGAGTATCAATTATTTCAAATACGTTTACATTATCAATTTTGGCTTGTTGTAATATAACTGTTGCTGTGCTTCTTGCAGCTAATTTTTCAAAACCTTTGTTTTCAAAAAAGCCAACAACTGCATCAACTTGGTTACTTGGATATGATATTGACTCTGTAAAATACTGATCAAAAAATCTTTTAGTTCCGTCAGCTGAGTCGTTAGTTTGTACTGGTAAGTTACTAGACATTAGATGTAATTCCTTGCGTTGCTCTATATGAAGTAACTATTTTATTACCAACTGAAAGGACCCTAGGATCTCCAGAAGCAATTTTTTCATCAACTTCATTTTTAATTGCATTTTTCTCTTGGACTGTTAGTGTATCATATACTCCTAGTCCAACAGCATTACCCTCTGATAGCCCTGCTACTGTTGATGCTACTACACCAGTAGCAACTAATTGTTTTGCTACAGCATCTTTTAACCCTGGTGTATTTGCTAATTCTGTTTCTATTTGTACATTAGAAAGCATCTTATCAACTTTCTTTGTCACAACAGGAGTTGCTGTTGTAACGTTATTCTGTCCTGTTCCGCCGCTTTTTGGAAAACTTGAGTTTGCTAAGCCACTTACGTTTGCACCTGTTGCAGATGATAGTCCTCTACCTACTACACTATACCCTTCGTTACGTACACCTTCTTTAGTTAATTTTTTAGCATTTTTAATTGTATTAGTTGCTTTAATTAATGTTCCTAATCCAACGTTACCGCTACTAAGATCACTAAACACACTTGCACCACCGGCTAATACTCCGCCTGCGCCGAGTAAACTAGCTGCACCGCCGCCTGCTAAACTAATTGGACTAGGTGATGTATCATAATGTTCTGTACCAAACCCAACAGGAGCATTACCTTCTTCAACAGCACCTGTACTATAAAATACTGATTCGTATAATATTTGCATTGTATTTTGTGATGTTTCGCCACCAGCTGATTGATCCATAGTATCATGTTGGAAACTACTAATAATAGGATTAACTAATGTATATGTTATGTATTGATGTCTAGCCATTTGGCTAATTTGAATACTATTAAAAAATGGTGCATACGAATTATTATCAAAGCCGTATCTAAAATTATTTAATGTTTTGCCTTCATATGTATTATGCGGCATAAATCCTGCAGATGTTTGGTTAGGTTTACCAGCTGCATCTAGGCTTCCTAAGTTACCGTCTACGTAGTAATACCTATAATAGCTTTCCCAAAGATAAGAAGTAAGACCCATATTATCATCATGAAATGTAATATTAATTGGATCATAGTCTAATCTAACTTGTAGATTTTTCTTACGATTATATTTGTTCTTAGTTTCAGTTTGTATATTATACTTTGGTAAGTCTGCTGTCTTAACTAGCATGTTAACTTCTAGTCCATGCTTTTTATCAAAGTTGGGACGAACCTTTTTAATTACGTCTTCATTTAGATTAAATGCTACATGATAAAGAAACTTAGTCTTGGGTGCTAATCTAAAGTTATCATCTGTGTATAGTCGGGAAGCATGACGATAGTCCGCCATGTCACCTTTAGGGTTTAAAGCCCCACTTACTAAATTATCTAAAAATCCGCCAAACTTGCTCATACTAATATTTATCCATGTGAGTTATATGCGTAGATAAAAAAAAGGGACCTATAAAAGATCCCTTCTTTAATTTTGTAATTACAATTACGTTTAGCTTACACCAGTTGTAGATGCAATAGCTGCAACTGATCTGCCAATAGCAGTACCAACACCGCCTCCGCTAGCGCCTTGAGTTTGTATAGCGTTGTCGTATTTAATAGCTAGTGAAACTGTAACTGGCTCATTAGCAGTGTATGCTAATGTGTTATAGTTTGCACTTTCTAAATAACAACCGTATACTTCAAAAGTTTCTAACACAGTTGGTGCATAGTTACCGTTACCACCGTCTAGTATTTCGATCCTAGTTACGAACTTATAATCAATTCCGCTTGCAGCACTTGATTGCTCCATAAAGTCGAATTGCTTCTGTAGTTGTTCGCCGACTAATTTTTGAACAGCACCTGTTGCATCGTCTCTTAAGTTCAATGTAATAGCTTCCCAAGTATGTTTACCTGCTAGGTATACTCTTGAGTTGTAAACGTCAATCGTCATAGTTTCGAAGCTAACGTTTGGTCTAGTAACATCAGCAACTTGCTTTGTTAATTCTGTAACTTCCCCTGCACTTACACCAAAGTTCTCCAAGCTCACTCTAAAGCGATATTGAAGTTTTGGCATCAACAGTCCTTGGTTGGAAGAACTGCTGTCACTTGCTAGTGGAACTGTAATTTTTGATAGTGATGAAATAGCCATTTAATTTGCTCCTGTTATAGTATTATTTATCATTCTTACAAGCCTGCTATCTCACCAGTATTTTTCAATCTCAGTGGAATGTATATAAACTCAACTGCTTTAACTGGTTCAATTGCTATATCTAAATAAAGCTCGTTTCTGTCAATTCTGCTTGGTGTATTGTTACTTTCGTCACATACAACTAAGAAGTCGTATAGTCCTCTTGACCCAACCAGTTCTAAACATAAACTTTCTGCTGCTTGTTTGACTTGATCACGTGTGATCTTATCATTTGGTTCAAAGATATAAGGTTTAGCTAACTTGTTAAGTTGACTACGTAAGAATATTACTAGTCTTGCAACGTTAATTCTATCTAAAGAACTAGCGCCTCTTGCACGAGTCTTTTGACCAAAGTTAACAAGTCCTGCACCAGTAATAAACGTAATTGGATTAATGTTTAAACTGTACAGTGTATCTCTTTGACCTTCGTTAAGTGCAACACTTATAAATTCGCCTTCTGCATCAATGTACCCTGTAGCTGAAGCATTTGTAATGCCACCGCGTCTTGTACCTGCTGGTGCAAACCAAGGATAACTAACTTGATCACTTAACGCTAATGTTCTTAGCATCATATGACTTGGTGGAACAACTACGTTGTTACCTGCATTATCGCTTGAGAAGCCCCATGGGTAAAATACACCTAAGTACTCGTCTCTACTTACTAGTCCATCGCCATTATCTTCAACAGCAAGTTTCACATTTGAACCCCACTCGTTAAGTGATGTAGCATCGGATTTTAATTTAGCTGGTGAATCACCTACAATAAATGCTGTTAAGCCTCTATCAAAGTTTAATGAAATCATTTCGCCAATTAGTTCTGGATATCCTGGTGTTGCCATTAAGTTAAACACTCTTGACTCATCATCTCTAATTTCGTCATTACTGTTAACCATTGCTTGCATTGCTTGAACAACAACTTTACGTTGTGCTTTAGCACCAAAGCTACCGGAACCGTCGTCTTGGTTAGCTGATTCAGTTACCCAACGGTGTGTGTAGTAAGCACTCATTGACTCGTCGCCGCTACGTGCATTATCTAATGATGTATCAACATAATTTCTTACAAATTTCTTAACATTAAATCCTGAACGTCTTGTGTTCCAAAGCAACATACCTTTTGGATATAAAGCTGGATCTGGAGCGTCTGCATCTAAGTAGTTACTTACTAGTAAGTCTTTAATGTCGCCTGCTGCAGCACTGTTTGAACCTGCTGTATTATAACGAGCATCTCCAAATAGTACACCATCTTCAGTAGTTTGATCACCTTTATCTAGTAATACCCACTTTAATGTAGAACCGTTATATTTGTAAATTAGCGGATAGTTTTCTAAATCTGCTGTGCTAATCCAAATATCACCATTTTTAAGTGCTGTTCCATCTGATTGTAATGTTGGCTCTGAAGCTGAAACTTGCGGTCCTTCTGGATCTGTTTTGTCACCGTCAGTACCTGCATAAAATGGACTTGATGCGTCTAAGTATCCGACCCAAGTAGTACCATTATGTATCATTAAGTCAACTTCGTCTACAATTGAATTGTACCAAAGTGTACCGTCTGCTGTTAATGCTGTTGGTGCATCTTCGCCTGCTGTATATGCTAATACTTTCCAGTTTGAAGCAACAAAGTCATTAACTGAATCGCCTGCTGGTACAGCATATAAGTTTGGAGTTCCTGTATTTGCATCTACATACGCAGCAAAGCCAATAAGTGCTAATGCGCCGCCTGTATCGTTAATACGGAAATCTCCGCCTAATGTGTGTTTAATTGAAACTTTATTAGCTGCATCAACTGTTGCAACAATGTTAGTAAATCCTGCACTGTTAATAGCGCCTGCTAGTACGTCTGCATCACCTGAAGCACCTGTTGCTGTAAATGTTACAGTTTTTGCTGTTTGTAATGCCGCGTTATTTGCTAAAGTTTCTTGAATTCCAAAAGCATAACTTTGTGACGAAAGCTGAGTTCCTACAGCTGAACCTGTTACAATAGTAGCGCCTGCTGCTGCTCTTTCAAATATTTTAAATGTTGCTAAGTTAACAGCTTCTTCTGCTACGTTAGTTTGTACATATAACGAACCTGCTGCTAAGTTTGCACCACCGCCGCTTTTGTCCATCGCATATAATGCTGATTGGTTGTTAGCATAAATTGGAGCTGCAACTTGTGTCCATGTTCCTGTTCCAACAGCGTATTGCTTAACTCTAACACGAGCACCTAAATTAGGCTCAGTAGTTTTAAACCAAATACTGCCTGTAGGTCTTGGAGTAGTGTCAGTTGACTTATACTCTGGTACGCTTGTGTGTGGAGCAGTTGATAACGCTGGAATTGCATAAGTTCCTGCTGGAATCTTAACATCGTCTGCAAGTCCTGTTCCTTCTGCAATAATAATAGTTGCTGTTGAAGCACCTGTGTTGTAAAGCTCTAACTGGCTATCTACTACTGCCGCTGAAACGCCTGCAATTGATAAACCGTTAATGTCACTTACTACGTCAGTTAATGATG